ATATATTTTGCTTTTGCTAAGGTTAAATTGAGGGTATTTTAATTCCTCACCATAGCAATCCACGAAGCATTTTTTATCTACTTGTATACCTTGTGATTCTATTTCGTGAAATACGCGCGTTAAAGGGCCGTTATTAAACGCATAAACGGCGTTATTTGCTCGGTAACTACGAATTATAGGTAGTATTACATTAAATACGTTTTCGTTTTCTTCATAGTGTTTACTAATTGGAATTAAGCAATTAACATTCGGTAAGTTAGTATGGTGTTGGTAATAATATGCAATTGCTGGTACGCGGTGTGACGCAGTTAAATCCGGAAGTTTAAGGAATTCAATATCGAATAATTTGTGTTCATGTGGAAATGAATACAATGCTTCTTTCTTATTCAATACGAATAAGCGTTCGGTTTTATTCAATAACCAATCAAATGCGTCTTTAGTTTCTAATGAAAATGATTCGTTGTGGTTTAAGCATAGAATGTATCCTTTATGTTCAGATGTATCTCTGATATAAATTAAACTTAATGGACTTAATTTGGGGTGGTAATTGTCATTTCCTTGAATGAACTTTACAAAGCAATCTTTAAACGGACCTAGTTGGTCTAGTTGATCTTTTCTCTCAATAATATAGAACATATTTCATAACCTTTTGTTTACTTAAAGATACGAAAGGAGATTTAGCCTATCAAACCACTCTCTTCTATAGGAGGATTTGTATAAGAAGTATTTACATAAGTAGTTATACCTGGAATTTTTTTCTCTGCTTCTTTTAGTTCATTATCTTTAAATTTTCCAGCATAACTTAACGATACCATAACATATAAAGGATTAGATTGAAAATTAGTAAAAGTATCTTTATCTATTTCTTTAATTAATTTTTTAGTAAGCTGGTAAGAGAAATATCTAGTATCGGAATTATACTGGAATATAAAGGAAGGAGGAACAGCACTATTTAGTTTTACCCCAGATATTATTCCATACACAAGTGTAGCGGGATTTGTTCGTAAAGGGTTAATATTATTTAAATTTATTTTTACTAATATAGGAGCATTAATATTAAATTCTTTACCAGCAAATAGTTTACCATTTGATTCATAATAGTATCCTTGATACTCTCTATAAGTACTTTCAAACATATACTCTTTTCCAACAGTATATTTACTTTTTACAATTTGATTTGATGGTATTCTTAATGACATTATTTTATATAATTGTAATGGTGTGATTCGGTATCAGCATTAATATTTTCAAACCCATATTTTGATTTATTAGCTTGAATCCAATTCCACTCTTCTAAAGTTTTCTTTACTACTGTACTTCCTGAAAGTCCGGTTATATTAATACGAGTACCATTTTTATCTGCTAAATCTACTGCTAACCCAAATCCATGATTTGAATTGCCAGGTTTAGCTGCTGGTATCCCTGCGGCTAGATTTTTTATTCTTACTTGATCTTCATATGTTCTATATGCTGAGTTTACTTTAAGGTATATTCCCGCTGTATAAGCGTCTGTTAGCATTTTTTCTAAGTTTTGCATTGCTGCTGCTTGAAGTCTTATACGTTTTTTATCACTTTGACATACTGAACTCCAATGTCTGATGTATAGATCAGATCTTATTGGTACTAGTAAATCATCTATATCTCCATTTTTTCTTACTACTCCATTAATTATTTTTGGTTCACCTCCTGTTGGAATAGAAATACCGGGGTTAGGGATGTTAGAAGGAGATATACTGGCTTCCTGTCCAGTGGTAGTTATTGTTAGTCCACCATAATTTATATCAATACCATCAATCCCTTCTTTTGGATCATCTAATATTATAAATTGAGCATCTATATTAGTTATCCAATCATTATTTTGTATTGAATGTCCTAAACCGGTAACCGCATATCCTATTTTATGTTTTTCTCCATTCTCTCCACCCCTATATCCTTTAGGTAATGCATTTGGGGGAAGTTTAAATAAATTTCCTATTACTATTCCTCCTATACCATCCATTACTAGTGATACTTTAGTAGGTATAGGTGCTTTATTTTTTGTACGAGATGTACTTATTGCTTTAAAGAAATTTATTAAATCTTTTAATGCGTTTTGGTATTTACTTGCTTCATCCACATCAAACTCACCATCCGCTCCTGTCCAATTTAACTTAAAATTTCCAAAAAGTGTATATAATACTCCTAAAGAATCTGTTAATATTTTTAAATTAGTATTTGGGTTAGGTAAAGGAGGGGAGGACGGTTCTACTTTTCTAGGTACAACCCGGTCTATTATTCCTCTATTAAAATCTATTAATGTATTACTATCTTGTCCTAATGCTCCCCCTTTTACTTGTGAACCAATAGCTACTGTTGTCATTTGATCAGGAAATATTTGTGATTCTATTTTATATGATCTTACTACTGATTCTAAATTTTGAACTTGAATTTCAACTATATTTTCATATTTTGAATTTGGGTTGTCTTTTCTATCAGCAAAATTTATATCAATTATTCTAGTTACACTATCTATAGGATCTATAAATAGTTCTAAATTATTTACATCACCAGTTGCTGATGATATTTTCTTTAGAATGTTTTTTACGAAATCATATAAGGCAACATCGTTTTTTTCTTTAGGATCTTGAGCTGCTAAATCTTTATTTACACTAAGATTATATAGCATATTTAAGTTAACATATATATTTCCTATTATACCTAATTCTTCTTTCCAATCATTATTTACAAAATAAGGTAAGTCAAGTTGGTTTAATATTTTAGCTCCTTCTGCTCCTTTTTTTTCTTGATCTTGTATTTTTTTATTTTGATCTGCTACTTGTTTTGTTACAATAGATAATGGGTCACTTGATGCTGCTGAAATTGCTAATTCAGCTCCTTTAACACTTTTATTATTTGCATCCCGGTAGCTAATAGCTTGATATATATCATCTCCTGTTAATCCTTCATCTAATACGGCATAAAAATTATTATATTCTGCTAAAGTTTTATCTTTATATATTTTAATATCACCCGGAGATACTTTAGGAGTTGTTTTAATTTCTATAAATATTCTTTGTATTTCTTTTAATTCTTCTATTGCTGCCTCGTTTTGGCCTACAGCTAATTGAACAAACTCAATAAGTTTTTTTCTTTCATTTATTGCAGCAGCAATAGAAGAATTGTCTATTTTTGTACGACTATTAAATATGTTTGCTGCTAATTCTCCCCACCATTTATTACTATAATAATTTTTCCCTTTAGTGCCATATGTTATTACCGGAGTTCCTGTATTTGGATCAACAGATCCAGAAGCTACTGCTACATTAATCTTAAATCCATCTGCCCATAATGGGTTTTTAATAAGGCATACTGTTGGATCAGTAGATACTTGAACAGGATGAGCAAGTGATAATAAATATCCTGCTCCAGTACCATTATTGAGTACTACACCCCTATTATTAATTGGGGATTCTAATACAGATAAAGGGGAATATGGTGTTGGTTTTTTAGGATCTTTACTATCTTGTAGTATAACATAATTATTAAGTATATTAACTAATGATTCTAAAGTAATATATATTTGTTCATCTGTTTTTCCTATAGTACCTGTTCCACTTCCTGCATTTTCTCCTCCTTTTATATTAATAATTACACGAAACATATCATATGTACTAGTATATTTACTATCTGTCAATTTAAAACTTTTTCCAATAGTACCAAATTGTTCAAATTTTTTTCCTATTTGTACCCCTATTTCCCACAATTCATAAAATAATCCAGCTAATATATTTTGATTATATGATTTGGATAAATTTTTATAAGTAGATGGAGTTAAAGTAACTGATGGGTCTTCTGGTTTAACATTTTGGCTTATTAATCCTTTAGTAGAAATTTGAATATTATTGTTTAATGGAGAATAGTTTACTTTTAAAGATTCCATAATTTCACCCATAGATACAATTGAGGTATGACAATCATATCCTCCATCCATTCTAGCAGTCCAACCATAGTTTTTAATAGTGCCATACATAGCATCATAATTACCTTGGTATCCGGTTATTGTTTGTTCTTTACCATCTTCACCTATATACTTACCATCTGCTGATTTTGCATATTGTAGTTTAAATAATTTTTCTTTAGTGTAAGGTGTATTTATAATATCTGTAAACTCTACGTTATTTTTATACTTGTTATCATTATCTAAAAATGGAGTCCAACCCCATTCTAATAATACACTATATCCAGGACGCATGTAGAGTAATTCTAATTCTTCTAATTGCTTAATATCCCAACATTGAAAGTTTACTGTTGCTTCTCGTAGTGAGCCATATGCGCCTTTAGATTTAATATCTATATTAGTAATACCCGGCATAGGACGAATACCTAATTTGTATGCTGTTCCGTCTGATGCTTTATTACTATATGCGTTTGAAAAATCACCTAATCCGGTTCGTAATTTATTATCATTTAAAATCCCACCTTGTAAAACGTATTGTTTAGCTAATTTATTATCATACTTTCCATCATTCTCCAAATCGGCTAATGTTGTATCAGCAGTAATACCTCCTGTAAATGTATTTACAGAGGATGATAATCTAATCCACGCGTTACGTGAATTCATATATGATAGATTCTGAGGGGTACGATCGTTTATTGCTTTTTGGCGTACTTTCAGTTGTTCCTTAATACTATCGTTAAATGTTCCTTTAAATATTGACATAACATTATTTTACCTCATTGAATTTATTAAATAAACTTATTACACTTGATACATTAGATGGTATCCTCATTTGTGTTCCTGGTATTGGAAATAATGAACCTTTTGTTACATTGTTATTTGCTACTGATATAATCCAATATAATTCCGAGTCACGATAATAAGTATAAGCCATATAATCAAGTCTATCTCCTATTGTCGTAATAACATATATATCGCTTTCAGATAAAGGTATTGTAGGGTAAATTTTACTCTTGTAATACGGTTTATCGTCTGATGTTTTTAATATTGTTTTATTATCGTAGCGTGTCATTATTTTATATATTGAAAATCAACATTATCACCAGTATTGTTTTGAGCAATATGGGAGATAGTTTGAGATTTGCTTTGTAGCTCATTATGTTTTTTAGATTCAGAACCAATAGGAGTAAAGTTTAATTGTACTTCTATAATATGTGGAAGTATTAAGTATTTTTCCCCACCTTCTGGTTCATCCATTGCTATTTCCCAAGGTGAATCTTGAGGGGTTGTATATGATACTGAGTCTAATTTACATAGTTGAGCATCAATATAATTACCTATGGTCATTCTAACAAGTGGGCCTCTCATTAAGTTATTACTATAATCAGGCATTAGATTACTCATTAGGTAATTTAGTTTTTGATACATTGGTCTCATTTCTTCAGCTGATAATGCTGCTACTTTAAAGCTAACACTCATTTTTCTACTAAAACCATCATATATATAGAATTTATCTCCTCTACCTGCATATTTTATATCAGTCCATTGAGCATCTACACTATCGGATAATGCTGTTAAGTATGCTCTAAATACCATTAATGATCCAAAATCAGGACCATCTGTATTTACTGCTTGTATTCTAAATTTAACTAAATCCCGTATATTATGAGTACCTTGAGTATCACTTCCGTCATACTTATTAATATTATCAAATATAGGAGTTAAATTTATTTGATCTTTTCTTCCGCTACCAACTCGTATTTCGCGTGTAATTGTATTCCATGGCTTTCTAAATGTTATTACATCACCATAGTTGTTTTTATATGTTGGGTTTTTCGAAGATTTAGGTAATTGATTACCTATTAAGGATTGATTTTTTACTCCGCTACTAGCTGATGGATTAGTATTAGTATTACCGTAATCTAAATTAGATGTTGTTTCACTTGGATTTAATTTTGTTATTTGGGCATAAGATGCTAAAGGACCAGGACCATATACTAAATTAAGTGAAGGTAATGCATATTTAAAAGAACCTGTTATTGATGGATCATATGAAGAAGGACCATTTACTACTAAATCATTTTCATTTTTTCTTTCAGGTAATGTACTATCTCTATTATAAGAACCAGTATCACTACTTTTAGCTATATTATTATTTAAATTTTTAGGAATATTATTATCATTGTTAGATATAGGTCCTTTTTTTGTTGATGGGTCAAAGGAATATGTTGATAAAGAGGAAGAAACTACATTAGATGCTCCGAAGAATCTATCTATTTGTTTTATTTCTTGAGGATCTCCTTTATCATCCCTTGTTTTTCCAGCAAATGTCTTACTTTGTTTTAAGGCTAAGTCAACTTTAAATTTGTCTTCAGTAAAAGTAGTTCTACTAATAAGAGTATTACCAATACCATAAACTGAGCTAGGACCCCCTATATAATTAGATATAGTAAGTTGAGTAGGTTTTAAAGCCGGAACAGTGATTCCGGTAAGTTTACCTACAACATTTGTAATAGCATTAAGTAATTTAATTTTATCTTTACTTATAGTAAGATTAGTTTTTTTATCTCCAAGTTGAAATTTAGCTGTTAATAATTCTAATCTATTAGTACCATTTTCATTGTTATGTGTAGCTACAGCTGAGTAGTATTTACTTGGATCAGATACAGGTAAGAAACCATGTCTTACAACATGACCACCAATACCATTAAGAGGTACTTGAGCTAATGTATTAATACCAAGATTATAGATGCGAGTAGGTCCTACTGCATTTTCTATTTTGCCTGCTACATTAGATATAAAGTTAATAGCATTAGTAACGAAGCTTCCACCTTTAGTAGAGCGATCTACTTTTACTTCTTTTGATTCTAAGCGAGGATTTGATAATTGTAAGCCAACTTGCTTTACAATGAATAACGGACCTTTCGGAGTATCAGTTAGAAATTTACCAATACGAAGTGTATCAGTAATCGATGAATTTAACATGCCTATAACTCCACCTCTAACTAATCCATCGTCGAAGTTACCAAATCTTAGCCTATTAATACCTTTATCAACAGTGTTAATATCAGTTTTAATGTAAGGTTGCCCACTACTTCCTCCACCCGCACGATCGTGACCGTACTTAATGGATTTAAGATCTGTTTTTAAGTCTAATAACGGCATTTATATAGTATTATTAGTAACGTCCTCCTGCTGGGCCTAAGTCTTTATATGTAAGACCTGCTTTTGATTTGTATGATTGAGATACTACTCCTCTTGGTTGTAATTTTGGAGCGTTAGGATCTAATTCGTCTAATCTAGATTCAGCTTTAACATTGGTTACACCGTTTTTGTTGAAGTCTTTTAATCTAACGTTAGGTATACTGTCTACAGAATATGTATTTTGTAAGCTACTAGCGGCTGGGTCTAAATTTAATGAGGAATCTATGTACCCCCAAGCAGCACTGTTTGGTTGTGCGTTAAATCCGTTACCTACTAAGCTTAAGTTGCTTTTTGATAATTGGTCAATTACTGGCATGATTATATTGTTTTATTGTTTGATATAAATATTGAAATATTACGCTACTTTATGTGAACCTTGAGCTAATGTGGTACCTACTTTTTTACCATCCATATGAACTGATGAATCTTTGCTGTATAGGCGATTTATTGATGCTTCAACTGCGTTTATTGCTGATATCATTGGTGTTAGGTCTATTGATGGGCCTTGTATTGATTCGCCGCCTTTTTTAGAAGCTAATCCAGGACCTGCTATTAAATCATCATTTTTACTTAATTCAAATAGTCCACCTTCTTTAGTTGATACTTGTGTTTTACCAGTTGCGGGGCTAATCATATCCCCTACTTGTTGAGCGTTTAGTTCTCCAAACCCCTTAGCCATTACAGAGACAGCGGCCGCAGCACCTAATATAGGACCTACAACTGGTATCCAGGCTAAAGCAGCGTATGCTCCATAAGCAGCTAGTAATATAGCTACTCCTGCAATTCCTTTTAATATGAAACTAAATGGACCTAAAGCATCAGCCCACTCACCAAATTTATTTCCAATGATTCCTGCTAAATCTGCTAACCATTCAATCGGTTTTATAATATATCCAACAATTTTAAGTGCTGTAGATAAACCATCTAGGAACATTGATAGAGGGCCTGCTGCTAAATTTCCAATAATATCTTGTAATTTAAGTATAGCGGCATTAAATTTATCTTGTATTGCTTGTCTGTTTTCTGCTTCAAGTGCTTCTTCTTTAGTAATTTGTGCTAAAGATTTACCTTGTTCCGTTGCTATTTTTTGCTTTCTTAATTGATCTGCTAATTGATCTGATGTTAAACCTATAGCAGCCGCTAATGCGTTTTGCTGTAGTACATTCATACTTTGATATTCGGATAATGTACCTACATTTTTATTTAATTCTTCTGCTAATGTTATTTGATCACCAGTTAAGGCTGCTGCTCTTGCTTTTTCAAGATTTAACTGCTTACCTGTTAATAATTCAGCATCTAATTCACTATTAAGAGATGATTCCCAGTTTAAAAGAGAAGCACCTTGAGTATTTATTTGTTCTAATGAAGTACCAAATGCTTGTGCTTGTACAACTGCTTTAGTTATTAATCCGGGATTATTTTGTAAATTTGCTGATAACTGACCTGACACTTTAGAAGCGGCAGCCATTGTTGTTTTAAAATCTGCTGATCCTTTAACTGCATTTCTAGTATTAACAAACGCCGCTACCATCTCGTCATTAACTTTTTCAGATGATTTACCAGTTAATACTGAGAATTTATAAATACCTGCTGCTTCCTCTCCAGATAATCCCAACTGTTTAGTTAACATTATTTGTGTTGTCAAGGCATCAGCTGAGTATTCTGCTGCTCCTCCTGTTGCCTCATTTAGTTGGCTCATTGCCTCTCCGGCATTTTTTAATGTGACATTTAAATTAGTAGATTTTTGAGTCATGTCTACTAAATTAGATGTTACTCTATCAGCATTATCAGCTCCATATCCTAAACTTTTACTTGTTTTTACTGATATTTCATTAAAGCGCAAAGCTGAGTCTAGTAGTATTTTAAATATACCTGCTACAGTAAACATATCAGATATTTGCTTTACATTAAATTTTTCATTTAATGCATTTAACATAGCAAATTTATCCCTTGTTTTTAAGTTTTGTTTTGTTAAGGCTATTTCTTCACCTTGTTGTTCTATTAATTTTTCATGAGCTTGTTTAGTTGCATTAATTTGTTTAACTAAGTCTTTTTGCTCATTTTTTCGTTTAATTGTTTTTTCTACCTCAATTCCAATGTCTTTTATCGCTTGTTTGTTAAGGCTTAGTTCTTCTCTTGCTGCATCTAGTCCTGCTTTAGCTAAAGGTCCACTTTGACTTTTATATCTATTTATTTTATCAAGTATCTCGTCTTGCGCTTTTAATTCTTCTTTTAATGTAGATTGAAGACTTCTTTCTTTTTGATGTAGTTGAAGAGCTAAAGTTAATGCTTTGGCTTTATCACTATCTAACTTCTCTCTAATTTTACCTTGATTAGCTAAGGCTTGTGTTTGATCTTTTATTAATTGTTTTAAAGATTTTTCTAAATTTTTAGTTGGAATTGATTTGTCTAATCTATTTTGTATATTTTTTTCAAGATTTGCTGATTGGCTTACTAATTGTTTAGCGACATCTAATGATTCCTTTTCATCATCTGTTATTTTTCCTAAGGATTTTTCTATTTTTTCATATGTGCTAGCTAAGTCTTTAGCAGCAACACCCTGTTTTTGGATAATTTCAAGTCGTTTTTGTTCTTCTTCGGGTGTTAGTTTATCTAGATCTGGCATATTACATTAGTATATAGTATAAATATAAGGGAAGGTCCTACTTTCGTGGGACCTTCGCGGTATATGTTGGATTAGCAATGTTGGGACGTGCTATATCTTTGCTAGATTTATTGTTTTTTAGCATGTTTTGTTGCTTTTCAGCTTCTTCATTTTGCTTTTCAAAATACTCATTTAATAAATTAAATGTAGTACGACGTAACCATAGTGGCATATTATAAACGGTTTCCCAATCATAACCTCCTCCACCATGAAATACAATCTCATGTATTTGTTTAAATATATGTGGTCTATACTCCGGAGTCAGGCCAAAAAAAGTTAAGCGAAATTGGAATCGCTATACCCTCCCCTGTATAATTTTCATCGTCAGGTATAAACTTAAGATTAATATCTGGTTGTACTTTACCATAGTATTCACGTAATGCTCTAGCGTCTGGTGCTAATAAGTAGTTGTCTACGAAATCTCGTACTGCTTTTGCCTCTCTATCACCATTAATTGATGTAATCATATACTTCATACGAGTTGTTACATCGGATGAGCTATTTGGATTTATTTTTTGTAATCCTTTAATTTCAGCTTCGATCTTCTTTTCATCACCGTGTGTTAATAGCTTAAACGTAATAGTATTACCTGATTTAGGTAAACTAAAAGTAAAATCATTTACACCAGCTGTAAATAAAGATTCGTCTATTGGTTTTTCATTTAATGTTGATAAATCAACACTTACTTCTGTTTCTTGTCCGCGTTCGTTGGTATATTTAAATGAATAATCAGCACCATATCCAAGTATGCGAGCTGCGATGAGTACAGCATTTTTATCGCCGATTAATAATTCATCGTAGTTGATTTTTGTAACGATTAGTGCTTGTAATAGTTTATCTATTACTGTACCTTGACGAATGAAATTAGTATTGGTGAGGATATCTTCTTCCTTAGCCGTCATATATTTCATAGAAATTTCACCTTTGGAAAGTGGTGATTCTTTAGGATACAATAAACCTTTTGATGGTAATGTAACTATTTCTGTTGGTAAATTTAATTCTGCCATAAACTTATTTTATTTTTTGTGCGTATATAAATATATGCAGAAAGAAAGCGCTTACCAAATAGGTAAACGCTTTTCTTAAAATTGTATAAGATTTTAGAAATTCAATACGCAATAATCCATAGCAACTGTTACACTAAGTGAAATAGCTGCATCACCTGTTGCCCAATCATAATCACCAAATGTAGCTGTTTTAACATAAGCTCCTTTGATAATCCACTCTCCAACGATATCACCTACTGGTCCTAAAACGTTTAATGTAAGATCTTTCTTGTAGAAATCAGAATAACCATCGCGGCCTGTTACTGATTCATGTGCCAAACGAGCCCATTCCATTACAGATTGTGCACCACTTGGAGTGATTGGATCATATAATTCCATTGTTATATCATTCCACCTAACTTTACCCTTAATTTTACGGTAAACGTTGATATGATCTAATGTGATCTCACCGGCATCAAATCCAGGAGCATTAGCTTTCTTAATTAAGTATGCGGGAATACCGTCTATATACATGATAAAGCGATTTGCAACCTTCGGTTCAAACGCTGTAAACATGATTTCATTTGGATTTAATACTGCCATTTTATGTTGTGTTTTTTATCTATTAATAAATATTAAAGAACTACATCCCTTATGCAGGGAATGTAGCGCCAGTTGGTAATATGTTGAAGTTCAAGATAATAAACTCAGCAGTTTTTGTTGGTTGAATATAGATTTGACCTACCAATTGGTTACGATCTACTACATCAGCTGTGTTATTTGTATCATCCATTACTACTTTGTAAGCATACAAACCTTGACGTTGTACTACTGATTCTAAGTATGGATTAACTCTAGCTAAGAAACTATTTCTTGTTACAGTTGTATTTTGTTCAAATACCAAGTTACGTGAAACACCACCAATGTATTCTTTCAACGCAATCAATAAACGACGAACGTTTACGCGATCTAATGCTGTTGGTTTACGTTGTAATGTTTTCTGACCCCAAACACAAACTCCAGTTCCTGGGAATGTAGCTAATGGGTTAACGTTTCCTGTGTATAATGTATCTCTATCTGTTTGTTGTAATCTACGTTCTGCACGTACTACTGATGGAACACCACCTCTGTTTAAACCGGCTGGAGCAAACCATTCAGCACCTACTTGGTCGTTGAATGCTAATACACCACCCATTACTGTTGATGGTGGACACCATACTACTTTACCTAAGTTAGTAGAAAATAATTGAATCCAAGGATAGTAAGTTGCAGCGTAGTTACTTGACTGACCTGATGCTGCTGTAGTAGCTGCTGTAATTGATTGGCCATATACTCCTGTATCTGTAATTGCAATTGCATCTCCTCTACCTTCACACGTAGCAATCATATTTGCACTAATTCCAACTCCTGGAGCTAATAGTACATTATATTGATATTCGTCTTTATTCGACAATAATGTAAATGCTGTGTTATAATCGGCAGGTGCAAATCCTTGAATATTTCCTGAGGTAATATTTTCGTTCATTAATTTTCCTACATTTGTATCTGCAACACCACCACTAAATGAACCACCATATGAACCACTACCTACTTCAGGTAATGTGTTAGCATAAGATCCAGTTTTAAAATTGCCATTGTTATCTAATGAATCGACGTTTGGAACACGTACAGATGAAACACGAACGTATTGAGAAGCGTTAGCATATGTACCTTGATATTCTACATATCCGTTTGCAACGTTATATACTGGTTTTAAATCACCAATAACGCGAGAGATGTAGTTAGGTAATTGTGGGTCTAAACTTACGTTTGCCCATGTTTCTAAAATATTCTTTTGAGATTGGTTATCATCACCACGACGTATTACAATTGTAAATGTACCACCGTTGCTGCCACTATTTACGTTAGTTACTTCCCAACGTACATTATATGCAGAACCACTAGCTAAAGCGCCATTGGATATACTAGAAGTATTATTCATTTGATCTCCCCAAGCTAATGCTTCAAGAGTAAATTGAGACTGTGAAGCTGCTCCACTACCAGAAGTAACGTTTGCTGTAGCGTAAGTACTAATATTAGCTGAACCACTAATGATTCTAGTTACTAATAATGTTTGACCACCGTTGCTGAAGTATTCTTTTGCTGCTTGTGATGTGAAATATTCATAGTAGTAGCTACCACTTTTAAATATATCACCAAATAATGATAAGTATTGACTATATGTAGTAACATATGTTGGTACATATGGACGACCACTTACAGTTGGACCTACTATAGCAGCTCCAAGTACTTGTGGTGCTTGTGTGTATAGACTTTGGTCTGATTCGATCTGGAATACTCCAGGACTAAGGATTACCTCGCTCATTTTGTATAGTTGTTTAGATTTTTATTATTAGGATTACCTAGCAATAAATATCCATAAAACCATACAAAACGCAGAGATTATTTAATTAAAATGCGGTAATTTCACCAGTTTCAGGATTAATGTTCCCTACGCCATATTTTTCTTGTAATGCTGTTACTACTTCTCTTTCTCTATCACCTAATTTAGTAATATCGCTAATGATATTATCTTTTTCGGTTTCAATACGTGTTTTTTGAGCTAGTAACGCTTGTAATTGTGCTTCAATACTACCCAATTCAAATACAAATTTATTGTATTGTTGTTGTAGATCTTTAATGCTTTGTAGTTCTTCAGCTGTTAGCTGTTTTGTTGATTCTGACATAGTCTTTATTTTTGTTTATTTATATTTCCAAATATAGCCACCTGCTGTTTTACTATAATTTTTGCAAACAGATGTTATATTACTTAAACTAATACCTAATTTTCTTCCTGCTTCAGATATACTAATCCATTCATAAATAATTTTATTCTCTTTATTATATTGAATTACAGGTTTAGTGTTAGGGGATATACGCCCTTTTAATTTTTCAGATATGGCATACTTTGCCTCTTCTGATTTCGTTTTACCTTTATTAGGTGATACTCTACCTTTATTTATATTGCTAATGAACTTACCATACCATTCTGGCATAGGTTTATGTGATTTATGTTTTACCCCAGTTCGTCCAGCAACCATAGCAGCTATATGTTCCTCTGATTTAGGTTTGCGCATATTTGCTTTGTGTTCTTCTGATTTAGGCTTGCGCATTTTTTCAGTAGTAGATTTAGGTTTACGCATATTGGTTTTAGTTTCCTCTGTGTGAAAATCGGGGCCACTACCTCCTTGTTTACGCTTATTTACTACTTCAAAACCCCACTGTTTAAACTGTTCAATCCAATATGTTTCTATAGGTTCCCAATCATCATGGTTTATTGAAGATATTTCATCTATGTAAGTATAACTAATTTGAGACCCATATGTCGATTTATGAGCTGATTTTCTGGAGTCTGTAGTTTTACCAATATATACTTTATTAGTGCCTGGTTCTATATTTTCAACTAGATATATTTGGGTCATTATTTTTCCCATTTAGCTAATGGGCAAGCTTTAGGACCATCAACCGGACTAAAAACTTTGCGACTTAATGGACATCCACAAGAAGAACAAATAAATGAATTAATAGCGGATACATACGCTTTTTTATCACATGTATCACATACAGAAGATCTGTACTCTGCTATTAAAGTTTGTTCAGGAGTTGGATTAGCCGCAGCTACCCACGCCTGAAATATTTCTGAAATTTTATTCATTATTTATGCCTCGTCGTCCAATAATGAAAGTAATACTTTTGGATAATCTTTAGATTTAATATCTTTAAAGTCTTCGATTGTGAATTCTTTAATTTTAATATCTACTGATTGTTCTAATAGTTTAACAAACTCATTATTAAATGTAACGTATGCTGGATTCATATCGGCTGATATGATTTTACCATCTTCATCCTTCACTTCATTAACATATAAAGGAATGCTAAAGTTTTCGCCGTCTTGTACTCCGTGCTTTTTAATAAGATCTTCGCGTAGTTTATCTACGATAACCTTTTGCTCGGCTGTTTGTTTTACTACTTTTTCTAGGTGATACTTAACAGTAAGTGGTAGTTCTTGAAATAATAATCCTTCTACTAATTGTTCACCTGTTTGTGAATTTTTAACGCCATTTAATTCAGCGTCTAGGTCTAATACTTTACCTAATGATAATGTAACGGTTTTCATATATTTATTTTGCTTTTTTAGTAGCTTTTTGTTTTGGAATAGCTTGCTTTACTTGAGCGGTTGTCTTTTTTGCTTTAGCAATTACTTCATTTTTAGGAGCAGCGGCCGCAGCTTGATCAATCATTTTCTCTACATCTTGCAATACTGGAGATACGGTTTCTGATACCTGTTCTACTTTTGCTTCAACTGAAGATACAATCGCTTTAATTTTCTTATAATTAGCGATAATGGCGCCGATAATTATTACGGCTACTAAGATAATAAGTAACATATTTTATATTGTTTTGTTTGATATAAATATATACAAGATTTAGGAGCCAACCAAGTTTTTCTTACCCTTCTAAAGTAGTAGTTGTAGTTGTTGTACTAGTTGTAGTTACATTTAACCATGGTGAGGTTAATGTTACTGATGGTGGATTGATTTGGTTTGCAATCTGTGCAGCTAATCCTTCTTTCATTCTATCTACACTACCACTATTTTGTGCTTCCATAGCTCCAGTAACCCATCCCGTTACTTGCTCTAACGTTAAATCATTAAATGATGTAAATGCGGATCCTGAAGAGTAGATTAACGATTGTGTACCGATTGATGATGCGGAATATGAGCCTGTAGTGGCATGAAATTGCCAATGTGCTACGAATACTACGTCTGTTTCACCTGAAGCTGTTGGGTATGCCTCTAGTGGGTTGATTGTCCAATTGTAATTGATTTCCATTTTATTTGTTTGTTTTATAGTTTTAAATATACGGTAATGGCATATGTATTGTCCATTCTTCTGTCTGTAATATAGCTGATATTTCATCATATGTGTATGGCTCTTCCTTTGTAGTAAGATTTGCTATACATTCTGGTATATCACCATCCCATTTAACGAATGTTTTAGTTTCATTTATTGATTTGCGTACTGTATCGATTGATGTTTCTTCCACTTGAGAGAAATCAATTTGACCTAGCTCTACTGCATTAAAGATCATGTACTTTCTATCATTATAATTTTGTTCCATATTATTATTTAAATATTATATTCCAAATCGATAACGTTGGATGTTATAGTTTTGAGCTACTTCAGCAGCTGATAATTCACGATTATAGATCATAGCATTTCCCATACTACCTGGCCAGATAGCTCCTGTTCCTCCTCTTCCTGATAACTGTACAGCAGCCGAAGTATTTATAGTTACACCAATTGAAGTAGTAATTACTGTTGGTGAAACTGATGCTCCATTTCTATATATATTTACTCCAGTGTATGAACTGTTACCGCTGTATGTGCAACATATATTCATCCATACACCATCATTATACAGAGATGGATAATCTAATATGACAGAATTATTTGCTACTGAACCATTATATATAAAGAATTCAAGATAATTTATACCTGATCTTTGTGTAGTTCCTAATCCCCACCCTGTATAAGGAGGAGAATTTTGTTGTTTTGAAATAATATTTGCGTTTGCTCCTGTATATGTATGTTTTATCCAAGTACTAATTGAAAATGCATTTGTTCTTTCAAACTGTAAACTGGTTACATTTCCTATATCCCCATAATCATTACTTCCATCAAACACTATACTACCACCTCCTGAGCTACTATATGTTGGGCCATTAGTTAATGTAACATTAGTTGCACTTGGACTTAAATCAGTCCATGTTGTTCCTGATCCAGGATAGCTAGCAGCTATACCTGCATCCACATGAAATACACGATTAGAAGTAACTAACCCTGTACTATAAAATTCACTCATAGCATCTGGTGTAGTTAAACTATAATTAAGTGATTGTTGACGTAAGCTATATGAAGAAGCATACCCTGAATAGTTGACTTGATCATTTCTTATGTCAGAAACCGCTAAAACACCACTACTTGGTAAAGCCATTGATTATAGTTTTAAGTTCTTCAATTTGTGTTTGTTGTTCTTTGATAGCTTCAATAAGAACTGCTGTTAATCCTTGATAACGAACAGACATATTACCATCTGCATTTGTTCTTGCTAATTCAGGGAATAACTCAGCTACTTCTTGTGCTATAACTCCAATATCTTCTTTATAATTTTTAAGATGGTTTGTTTCTTTCCAATCAAATCTATATCCATTTAACTTTAATACAGAAGCTAATGCATTAGGAACTTTTTCCTTAATGATTTTTAATCTTAAATCAGAAGGACTGCCATAAGCAATTACATCTCCTGTACAAGTTAGAGTACCTTCACTTGACAATCTCATCTTCTCATAAGTTTGGTCAAGGTTTGCAATCTCAGTTCCATGCACAAAGAATCTTAAATCTACTGCCCAGTTGCTAGCTGCATTTGATCTACCACTAGCTATACCAGCTTTATGTGGACCAGTTGAAAACCAGCAACCAACAAGGTTATCGGTTGTTCCACTAATTGCATTATAAATTTCTATTCCTTTTGCTTGAGTTGCAAAAGTTACAGTTCCACTTGTTATTGTGGCACCTGAATCATATACTGTTAATCTTAAATTTGGAGTAGTTCCTATTCCTACACTACCACTACTTGTAATACGCATTCTTTCATTATTACCACCTGCTGCATATACTAAAGCACCTTGACTTCTAAATATAAAATCTGAACTTGCAGCACCACTTAATATACTCGTTCCATTACCAATGTAACCTACCAAAGTAGAGGTGTTATAATAATATCCTGTATAAGCTGAAGTTGCATTAGTTCCTGCTATATTCATTACTTCATTAGCACCTAATATATCTAATTTTGCAGCAGGACTTGTAGTTCCTATTCCTACATTGCCTGAACTAGTTTTTATAGTTAATTTATTGGTTACTGTACCTGCATAACTTTCATTAATACGAAAATCTCCTGTAGTCATAGCTTCTCTCCCCATTTCCCAATAATAAGTAGGAGCAGCAGTTCCTAACATTCTGATTTGCATAGTACCATCATCTGCACCTGATACTGTTAATTTAGTTGCAGGACTTGCAGTTCCTATACCTACATTTCCACCAGCATAATTTAAAATAAGACTATAAGCAGTTGCAATAGCATCAAATCTTTGGGATTGTATATGAAAAGAACCATCGGATGTACTATTAAACTGTATACCATAGTTTCCATTTGCAGATGTAAAAGTTGTCATACCTGTGGCAGTTCCAAGAACAGGAACTTCCCCATTACTAGCTGGTGTTACTTGAAGTCTTGTTCTCGGACTTGTAGTTCCTATACCTACATTGCCTGTAATTCCTATTGTTAGTCTACTTCCACTATTATATTCATCTTTAATATAGAAAGGACCATTTGCTCCATCTGTATAGATTGACCAAGCATTTGTATTACTTTCTTTTAAAAAGTATTTTAATTGAGTAGAAGTAGTACCAGCCACATTTAATGATCCAGTTATTCCAACAGATCCAGTCAATGCTTGTGTATTACTTAATGAATTTCCAAATATATTAGATCCGCTACTATATAATACGGACGAAGTAATTGTCTGCACTACTAACGTTTGTGCTGTTAATGTACCAGTAGATGTTACACTACCTAATGTATTGAGGGATCCTGTTACAGTTAAACTACCCGATATAACTGCACTTCCTGTATAAGGAAATGGAGATATATATCCTGTAAGATATGATGCTGTTGCTGCGAATGATGCAGTTCCTAGTAATGAGCCAGTTATACCACCGGTTACGTTAAGCGATCCTGATATTGTAGAGTTGTTCTGCGCAATGACACCATTGCGAGCTATAAATTCATTTGGCATTTATATTGTGCTCTGTTTCACTGTCCACAGAGGGGGGTTTCATATAAATATTATAAAGAATGCAATATTAATACATTAGCAGAATGTATAGTTACCAGTTCCAGCATCTACCTGAACTGTAACCGCTAGTGTATATGTTGAAGAAACTCCAGGAATTTCCAATGCACAAACTGTATAACTAGTGTCAGCAGGACAAGTGCTTGAATTAAAGCCGCCGTAATTAAATTTAATTGGGTCTACGGTTCCACTTTTTACTATTCTAAACCTAAAATTACTACCTGGAGCTGCATCATAATATCCAAATGAAGTACAACTTGTAGTTGTAATATCGGTATATAGATTATACCAACTTGATCCAAAGTCTGTGCTATATTGGATGTTAAATCTATTAGTACCACTTGGTGTATATTGGTTTGCTCCATTCC